AAACTCAACCAAAGTATTTACTACTTCTGTAGGTGCATCATCACTGTCTAAAGCATCTAATGTTTTGTTAAAATACTTTCTATTTAACTTTTGTGCAGCATCTGCATCTAGTTGGTCAGTAGCTAGATTAAGTAACCTTGTCATTTGTACTAATGAACCATCTACATCTCCAGTTATCATCCTGGCTCCATATGTTTTGTCCATCATTTTTGTTAAACGATTTGTTTTCTTGCTAATAGTTGGAAGCATATTGTTTGTTAATTGTTTATTGACTAAGTAATCATCTACAAAATCCGTTAACTGCTTATTAATATCATCATATGTTGCTTTAGGATTTTTTTGTTTTAGTTTTCTTAGTCCTAATAAAAATTGTTTGTCATTAATTTGTTCACCACTTTGTTTAATGATTACATTTCCATCTTCAGCATTTTCCCACAGAAATTTTTTAAATACTAAACCTTCATCTCCAGCCAAAAATGCTTGTGAAGTTGGTCCGTGTATAGTTTTTCTAGCAGCACCAATTAATCCACTAGCTTCAAACTTTTTCATATCTTGTAAAGAAGTAAATGTTTTACCTAGTTTACCTACTTTAGATAAACCAAATGTTGCTAAAGCTATAGGGTCAGCAAATATTTGTGCAGCTAAATCAATAGCACCAGTCATAAAACTATATGCTTTAGTACCTGGTTCTATTACTTCATCAAATGGTTTAAACAACCAACGACCAATAGTTACTGTTGGTGCAACACCTGCTGCTTCAAACTTTGCTCTTCGTTCACCCTGGAACTGTACACCTGTTTCAGCTTTAAGTCTTTGCTCTTCATATATCTGTGGTGCTAAAACATTATCTAATACAAACTGTCTTGCATCTGTAGGACTAACACCTGATTCAACTAAATTTTTATACTCATCAGTTGTTGTTGGGTCAGTGCTTCCTAAGAATAATCCATCTCCCAAGTCACCTTTACCTGTAATACCTGCTTTGAACAACTCTGTTTCAGAAGCTGCTTTTGCTTCTTCTGGTGTCATACCTTGCTGTCTAGCTTCTAAGTACCTTACTTTTTCTGGTAGCCCTTCTTCCCAAGCTGATTGAAAACCAAGAAACAGTCCTCTTAAACCTGCCTTACTTTTTTCTTTTGCAAAGTTAGTAGCAGTTTTAACAGCACCGAATCCTTCTTCTTCTTTAAGAATTGAATCTTGTATAACAATTTGTTGTAGTCTTGGGTCATCAGGTGATATGTTTAAACGAGCAGCACCTACGACTGCACCTGCAGGAAGTGTTGGGTATTTGTTTGCTATAGAAGCAGCTTGTTTAGCCATCTCTTTATTTACAGTAGAAGGTGTATTTCTTTTGTCTTGTTCTTTTCTTGCTATATCATCATCTGCAATATCGCCATCAAATATTGAAAATGACATACTAACTCAATAATCTGGCTAAGTCTGGGTCACCTGTTAAGTCATACATTTCTTGTACTAATTCTCTTGTACTTCTCATATTGTTAGGTACACCTAATCCTGTGCGTACATCTTCATTTTTTCTATTAGTTCTAGCAAAGACATCCAAATCTAATTGTTTTTGTAAAGCAGGGTCAAGTGGTATTTGCTGTGGAGCTACAGTATCTGTAACAATTTCATTCTTAACTGTAGGTGATTCATCTAAAAATCTCTGCATCTCTACTTTTTCTCCATAACCCACCTTGCTGTTATTTACAAAATTTCTACCTGCAGGAGGTACATTCAATGCTGTCTTTGTAACTTTAGGTGCTCTACTCATTCTTCCTCTTCCTCTTCAAAAAAAGTAAATGTTGAACTTATAATCATATAACCAAATGGAAACACCATTGGTGGCATTTGGTCTGTGTAAATTGTAGGTTCAGATAATCTTTTTTCTAATAATATATCATTACCAATTTCATCTACATCATCTAAACAGAAATTAACTATGTCAACAAATTTGTTATTAATATCTTTCATTGTCCTAAACCTTGTAGTAATTGTCCTATACCAGGTGGAGCACCTTGTGGTGGCAAGGCAGCTCCTTCTGGTAATCCTTGAATTAAACTCTGTTCTGCTTCAGGAATTTCTGGTTCCTCTGCAGTAAAGAATTTATCTAATATATTTTGCATATCAGCAGGGTTCTTTCTTATTTGAACTACTGTCATAGTAGCTTTAGGGTCGCCCTGTTGGGCTTGTGCTAACAGTGTTTCAAATAAAACTTTGTCTGCTTTCTCTCTAGTAATTCTTTCATTAACTCTAACTATGTTATCTAGACCATCTAAGTTTTCTTGTAAAGTCTGACTATCAATAATACCTGCATTAAGTAATTGCAACCCTGTAACTATCTTCTGTGGTTCATCATAACCAGCCATAGCTCCATAAACTCTTCGTGTTTGAAAAGAACTAATATCTTTACCTGGGTCATAATTTTCTGAATAAAAAGTATTTTCCATATATCCAGACAATGCTTTCGTTTTACCACCATACATTTTTTTATCCCACTCTAGTCGTTTAGCATCAATCATTTCTATAGAGTCAGCCATAACTGTATGGTATTCTCTAATCATAAGTGACATAGATGCACCTAACTCTTCAAGTCCTCTACCAGTAGCAAAACTAAGTGGTGACTGTGAATCATCAGTAGCAGGATAAGAACCACCAACACGAAGTTGTCGTTCTATTCTATCTATCTGTTGGAAAATTTGATAAGGAACATTGGATGCTGGTTTACTTACTTGTGTACCTGGAGCTAAATAGTTAACAGCAAATCTACCTTTACGATATTGTCCTGATTCTATCTCTCCTGATATGTTTGTTTCTGTAAAGACTGCATCTTCCATTGCTATTATTGACATCACATTAATCTTTGCCATAGAAGCCATAAGTCCTATGATTTGGTCATACTGTCCTTGCAATCTGTCAAAGCTAAATTTCTTACCTATGACAAAGGCAGGTCCACTATCAAGTGGGTTTGGTATGAAGTCAAGAATAGTTGCAGAGGTCATATGGAAAATATAAGTTCCCTCTAAGTTGTAATACTCTGCTATTAAGTCGCCATCACCATTACTGTTAGCCCAAGAGCCATTGTACTGGTCTGTATATGCAGAAGCGTAGGCATTACCTACACCTAAGAAATCTGTGTTATAAGCATCCTTGTTCATTATTTGATTTGCATACTTTGGATAAGTTCTAGCTAGAGCTTCTTTAGGAACTCTACGAACAATAGCCATATCTTTAGGCTGCTGATCTGCACCAAAATAACCTGGGAAACAGTTGTATGGATCACGAAGTTCTGCACAAGGGTAAGGTGTACCATTAGCATCTCTCTTCTCTCTAATTACCCATACAGAAAAACCATAACCTGGTAGCCATCTACCAACTTGTGGCATTTGTAAATCTAGTTTTTGTACCTCATCATACGCATTAACAATCCTTCCAACCTTTTCAGCTTTCTGTCTTGCTCTATCGGAGTCTTTACCATTAGGTACATCTACTTTTAAGTTAGGAATACGACCAATCTTTTGTGCCAAGTGTTCTAGTCCTGACATCATAAGGTTTGGTACAGGTACTTGCCAGTCTTGGAATCCTTTTAGGTTATCACCTAGTAAAGCCTGAATACCATCAGGTCCACCATTCATAATTGCACGAATACGACCTCTAGTAGAATACGCACTTTGATTATCAAAATGTAATTGTGTTATTGCAAACTGTATTTGTTCAGGTGTCATACTAACTCCAAGGACTTTCGTTCATATCTGTTATATCCCATTCTCCAAAACTTGGTTCATAATCTAATCCTACTTCAGCTAATCTTTCTTTTTGCATTCTTCTTATAACTTTCATTGGGAACCAAGAAGCCATAACAACATCTGACTTATTATTTCTACCAGATTGCTTACTAGCACCAGTTGAAAAATAAATTAGTTGTCTACGATATATATTACTCTTTGTTTCGCTTTCTGCACTACCATAAGGCAAACTTATTAGTTCCTCCTTAAACAATTCTCTCATACTTCCTACACCAAAGATAGGATCAAATTTGTTTTTTTGTGTCTGGTGTCCTTCAAGGTATATACCTGTTCTTGAACAGTAATCTTTTAAATCTTTATCTTGTCGTATAGCTCGTTGAAAACCATTCTCTTCAATAACCCAATGGGATAAATCATACATCTCGTGCCATTTCTTTATAGTCTGTTTAGCCTGTATGACTCCACCACCTTCTTGGTTCTCTATATCTACCATATACATTTTTCCTGTGTCAGAGTTTACTGCCCACAAGAAACAGGCTTGATAACCTGTAGAAGCTGGGTCAAGTCCTGCAATCAAATGTGTTCCTGCTGGTACCTGCCCTATAACTCTGTTTACATCTCTACAAACATCAATCTCTTCTACATCAAACATTGTAATACCATCAACAAATGCTTTGTTAAGATACACCATCTCAAAGATAGCTTTACCACCTGTGGTTTCAGCTGCGTGTAATCTTGACAATAACCATTTGTAACTACGCTTTCCTGCCCATAACATACAGTCAGTATGTAACTCAATCTCGTTCTCTGGCAGTACACACTCTGTACTATGTGCCTCTTCTACAATCGTGGTCATCTCTGGGTTTTCTAAAAGAAAGTTATATAAATCCTCTGGGTGCTGTCGTGAACCAATGACTACAATAGCAGTATGTTCTTCTTTACGACTAGAGAGTGTTGTAGTCCACCATTGTCTAGTTTGTTCCCTAGCACTTGGTTGTATTGTGGTGCTATGATCCTCAATGTCATCAGCAATAATCAAGTCACAGTCACGAGAGAGAATCTTTCCACCCTTACCAACTGCAACCATTGTTGGTGATTTAATTCCAGTCACAGTTCTTGTAGCAGTTGTAAACTGACCAGATGTCCAAGACTTACCTGATCTATTCTTTGGTTTAAAGGTAGCTCCTGGTCCACAGAAATCTTCTATAAGTTTTTCGTTATGTTCTAAGTGGTCAACTACTGCACCTACAGCATTCTTTGCAATCTCTTCGTTACCACCAACCCACATAATTCTTACATTAGGATTTCTACATATCTGCCATATAGCAAAGTGTGTCAACAAGTCAGTCTTGCCGTGTCGTGGTGGGCTAAGTATCATTTGTTCTCCACCTTCATCTATGGCATCTAATATAGATCCAATCCATTTTTGATGAAAGTCTGCTGTTTCGTATTTATCTCCTGTTTCTGTTTGGAAATACCTATCTCTAAAATCTTCAAACTTTTGTAGTGAATCAATAGCTTCTTTTGGCGTTGACCAATCTTCTCGTTGTTCTGCATTAGTTTTATCTATGCGATACGCATTGTGCATTTTGTTGACTATATCTTTAGCTACGCCTATAAGTCGTGCTACATCAGATTGTGTAATTGTTTTTTGCTCTACAAGACTTGCATAATTTTCTACATAGTCTTTGTAGTGTTCACCACGATTTAATGTTGTTTCGTTTATATCTAGTTTATCTATAGCCTCTAAACGCTCACGCTCTTTAGCTCGTTTGTACTTAGCTCTATTAGAACATTGAGTTGAACAATAACGACTGTTACCATTCTTAATAGTAAATTTCTTTTCACATCCTGTATTGCTACATTGTTTGCGTTCAGCCATTATTTATTTTTTATTCTTAGGAAGTTTTTTTATCTTTCCATTTTCTGTTCTAGCAAACCTATGTGTCTTTGTTTCTCTACTAGGGATAAGGGTGCCACTATATCTTTTGCCACCATACATCCAACTTACTTTAGCCATGCTCTCTCCTTACCAAGCTCTACACGACCAATATCGTGCAGATGTTTTATCCTTAGCTGTGCTGCATTTGTGTCTAGCACGAAACGAAGCACGAGCTTTAGGATTGTTTTTCCTAATCTTCATATTAGGGTCGCCAAACAT